GTCGGCCGTCAAGGACCAACAAGGAAGACAATAGACAAAAATGAACATGAAAGACTTAAGAGAGATGAGGAAAAGCAAGGAAGCCCCTAAGTGTGGGTTCTGCGGGAAGTCTACAAATGATGGTGCAAACGTAGTCGTGGCCTCAAATGGGTTGTCAATCTGCGACCAGTGTGCAAGGAAGGTTATTGGGATAGTAGAGGCAGAAGAGGGAAAGGGGAAGAGCATCAAGGAAGAAAAAAGTGGGTTTCCTCTTACAGAAACAGCAGAGAGTGGAAAGAAGGAAGGAAGATTCGCTCTTGGGAGGATTCCTACGCCTAGAGAAATAGTTGCATTGCTTAATGAGCATGTAATAGGACAGGATGATGTAAAGAAGACTCTTGCAACTGCCGTGTACAACCATTATAGTAGATTGCGGAGCAGGAAGAGCATCTATGAGGATGACCTAAAGGATGTACAGGTAGAGAAATCAAATATTGTCATGATTGGGCCTACAGGATGCGGAAAGACTTTGCTCGCAAAGACAATCGCCAAGATTCTCAACGTGCCGTTTGCTATCGCAGATGCGACAACACTCACGGAAGCCGGATATGTCGGAGAGGATGTTGAAAACATTGTAAGGTATCTCTACAACAATGCGGATGGTGATGTGGAGAAAACACAAAACGGGATTATTTGGATTGACGAATGCTTTCCGGGTGATACAGAGGTGATGACTGAACATGGATTTAAGCAGTTTGACTCACTCTTGCCGACAGATAGAATCATTCAATGGAATGAAGATGGAACTATGTCGGTTGTGGATTCAGAACGAATTGTGAAGAAGCCTTATAGTGGGGATTTGTTAACAATACGACATCGGAATGGTGATATAATTCACACGTCAACACCTAATCATAATCGTGTTGTCATAGGGAGGGGAAAACACGGCGATAAATGGTATGTGAAGAAGATGGAGGCTATTAAAAGTCTTAATGGTGGCTACTTTGTTCCAGTTGTTGGGAAATATGATGGCCCAGGCTTTCCAATGTCAGATGCGGAGATTCAGTTCCATGTTGCATTTGCGGCGGATGGAAGTATCAAAAATGGCAAGTATGGATATATGAGTTTCAAGAAAGACAGAAAAAAAGAACGACTTGATGATATTCTTTCTCGACTTCCAAATCTAAAGTTTTCATATCGGTTTGATGCAAGGCGGAACTACCATAGTTACTACTTCGGAGACATTTCGAAAATGTCGTTTGTCAATGGGGAGAATAAAAAGTCTTTAGTTATAGACGGATTTATTCATGCGACACTTGAGCAGAAGAAGTTATTCATTAATGAACTCCGTTATTGGGATGGACAGATAACATACGGTAGAAAAAACCCTTCTAATTCTATCTTTTTCACATCTTCTAAAAAAGAAGAGATAGACTTCGTTCAGACTATAAGTCACCTTTGTGGTTTTTACTGCACATACTTTGAGCGAAAAAAGAAAGGTTATGCCAATAGCTATGCTTGTGTATGCCGAGAAAAATCTTATCAAACCCAGCAACACACAACAGTGCAGAAAGAGAATTTCATCGGTGAGGTATACTGTGTGACAGTTCCGAGCCACATGATAATGATTCGACAGGAAGGGCGAGTTTGTATTACGGGTAATTGCGACAAGATTGCGAGCAAGACGCAGAATGTGTCTATTACGAGGGATGTAAGCGGGGAGGGAGTGCAGCAGGCATTGCTTAAGATTATAGAGGGAACTACGTGCCGATTCCCTCCTAATGGAGGTCGCAAGCACCCAGACCAGCCGCTTGTGGAAATTGATACTAGCAACATACTCTTTATCTGTGGGGGGGCTTTTGTTGGGCTTGACAAGATAGTGGAAAAGCGAGTCAAGAGTGAGAATGGGTCTAGCATAATCGGGTTTGGAGGAGATGCGACAAAGGAGAAGAGGAACCTTTCGCATAGGGTGAGGCCGGAGGATCTTGTGGAGTTCGGATTGATTCCTGAGTTCGTTGGAAGACTTCCAATCATAGCGGAAATGAGGGAACTTACCGAGGATGAACTTGTCAAGGTACTCAAGGAGCCGAAGAACAGCATTACCAAGCAGTATCGGAAACTGTTGCGCCAGAGCGGAATATCGTTAGAGTATGAGGATGCAGCATTGAGGTGTCTGGCAAAGAGGGCAATTGAACGTAAGACTGGGGCTAGAGGTCTTAGGGCGGAAATGGAAGAGGTCATGAAGGAGATTATGTTCGAAGCACCAGACAATAGGGAGCAGGGGAAGGTTATTGTCATTACGGAAGAGATGGTGAGGAATGCTGCATAGCGGAGCAACAAAGCAGTATACGAGGCGTCTTAACAGCAATGGAGGAGATGTTGCCCCGACCATATGCACTACGATATGCAAAGGCACTCAGCGGCAGTTGGACAATGCAGGATGTTATGTGTTAGACTTCTATAGGGAAAAACCTTCTAAGGTTCTATCCCCTCTTGAAAGCCTCGATCAAAGTGTGGTACAATGTATGACATCAAACCAAGAAACAAGGACAATAGAATAAGGAGACAGCAATGGGAGTAAATCCAGACGGAACTCATAGTTTTCACGACCTAGACGATACATGGTATCGGTATCTAAAGGCAGACAGGAAAGAGCGCAAGCAGATGTGCGAAGAAGCATTGGCTATAGAAGGAATAGTATATTTCTTTGGATTAGTAGTGGTGCTAGTCGGAGCCATATATGCATTATGTAAGGGGTGGATTTGATGCCGAAAGAAAAACAAAAGTTTCATGGGTTTGAGTCTCCATTGGAAGCATTGAACCATTATTACAAGCACCAGTTGAATGGGCGACATACTGACTGCTTTGAGTTTAGGCAGGAAAGAGCCTTGTTGGAATGGCTATTTGCGAGAGACTTGGATAGGAGTGAAAATGCCTAGATTTATCAGAGTAACAAAAGACAATCGGAACAAAGACCGTGGATTCATCGCAGTAGATGCGATATGCGCAGTGTTCGAGAACCAAGATTCACACAATACGGAAATCATGACGATGGATGGTTTCTGGTATGAGGTTGTAGATGGGGTGGAAAAGGTCTATGCTGATGTGACAGGGGTAGACAAACCTAAAGAAGGAGAAGAGAAAGAGAACCCGACCCCAGAAGTAGAAGGAGAAAAGCCTGACAAGTTCCAATTTGCGAAGCACCGGAGATTTGTCGCTCCAGCAGTCTCGGAAGATGCTTCTCCAAAGAGCCATGAGGAGTCTCGGGTTTTCAAAAGACGGAACTTCTCATATCCGAAGAAAGGGTATGGGCAGAAGAAGTATGGCAACGGAAGGGTTTCTCGCACTAGGGATTTTCCCTCGGGTGAGGGAGAAGGGCAGCATGGTTCTAAGTTGAGGGCGGTGGATTTCACCCCGCCAGATACCGAGGGACTGTGATGCTCGCCGCCGCCACTCCCGAACAATCCGCACAACGGGTTGTTTCATTGTAGGTTAATGGGGTGGCGGCGGCAGTTTTTCAATGAGGTTAAAATGAGACTTTGGCCATTAGCGATTTTAGACCAGTTGCCAAGGCAGCAGTTGCTTGGGCAGCATCGTGAGTGCTGTGCATTGCGTGGACAGGGATGGGGGCGAAAGCATAGTACGGTAGATTATGTTTTCCTACATCACCCTTACTTCCTCGTTAGATACCATGAGAAAGTAATGTATGAGATGGAGCGAAGAGGGTATGCGGTGAGGGATGAGGACTGGTGGAATAGGTTTTATAGGGGAAAATCACTTGGGTATGCGGAAGGGATGAAATTCAAGGGATGGTATGGGATAATAATCTATCCTAATCCTTTCGAGGAACGGATATACCCGGAACACGATGAGAAGTATCTCGATGAGTGTATCGCCAATCTTGCGGTAAAGGGAGTTAAGATAGATAGGAACATGGCTTTGAAAAGGATGAAAGGTGCTTGTCAATGAGTCTTTATCATGTAACTCCTAAAGAAAATGTGGAATCTATTTTGAAATCAGGATTACTGCGTTGCCATGGAGACCACAAGTCTGCATTTGTTTTTTTGTCTGAAAAGCGTGATAGTTGGTTTGTAGATGGGCTTGTGCTTCTTGAGGTTAACATAGAAGGATTGAATTGTAGAGTTACTTTGCCATGCATAGATAACACGGATGAGGTTTGTGTATGGGGGGACATTCCTCCAAATAGAATAAAGGTGGTAGCATGACACGAGATGAGAGGCATAGATGGCTTTTCGCCCACAAAGACGGGAAGAAGATTACCTTCACTCAGGGAGGGATGCCTTTCCGCATACTGAAGGATGGAGCTCGGTTTGGGGGTGTCGTACACATTGGAGATACTAAGTGTAGGATTCGGATTTTGAGGAATCAGAAAGCAGAGAGAGGAAAGAGGAATGAAGTCAGGTTCCCTGATGTTGAATGGAAATGCCTTGAAGATGGTGTGGGGGATGGACTTTGGACAAACGAAGTCGAAGACTGTGATAGTACCCTTGTTGGATACATGGAAATCACTGGGAATTGGAAAGAGGGGACTGGGAGATGTATCTTCCACCCAGTTGGAGAGAAGGAGGAAAGCGATAGATTGGGTAAAACACGTACATGAGATTAAAGAAATGACACGGGACTATTACAACCTTTGCGAAGCATCACGGCAAACAGAAAATCGTTTTGATGGATTTGGCATAAAGTAGGATGAGTGTCAGACAATCCAGTATAATGTGTTGCATGATGTTTTCTCTAGCAATGGATTTGCAAGGGATGTAGACAGTTATGACGATGGAGAACGACACATTCCTCAAAAAGAGCGATAGTGACTATGCCTGACTATAGAGGGATTGCTGTCGTATGTAGTTGGTAATAAAGTGTCAAGAAAAGTCAAAGGAAAACACAATGAATGCTTTATGGAATAGGTTTGATTATATCGGTCTTGTCTGTTATACTGGGTATACGGATAGATTTCGCGAGCTAAAGCCGGAACTAGAAAGAGTTGGCCTATTGGGTAAGGTTAAACTACATTGGGATTTCCCCTCAGTATATAGGGATAAATTATTCAATGCCGTAGGCAAGAGTAGTTATAATGCCAAAGGTGGTTCTTTTTATATGGGGGTAAACCATTACAATATCATCAAGACCGCACAACAGCTAGGATGTAATTCCGTCCTTGTAATGGAAGATGACATTAGGTTTTTGACCGATTTGAATCTACTTAAAAAGATTGTTGAGACGATTCCGGAAGATTATGACATCGCCCTTTTCGACAGAAGCAAGCCTGGTGATGAAAGCATAGATGAGTTCGTATCTGATGTGCAAAATCGGATGGTGAGTACATATTGGAGAGAATACGATAAGGCATCTTCTTGTGGGATGTATGCGCTATCAAAAAAAGGAATGGATAGGTATCTAACTATCCTTGAAAAAGAGGTAAATAGAGGAGCGATTCGGAACTCTGATTTCTATTTCAAGAGGAAATGGAATGGAGAGACTTATTGGGATGATAGCTCTCGCCTTTACTTTGCTTTCCCTAATATAGCAGTGCAGGTTGTCGCAGGAAAGCATGGGGCTCACTGTGATATGAGTTCTTACTGGGAGCGGAATGAATTGTGCGGGCTTAAACAAGAGGACTATAACATGAAACCAGTAGTGACAAAAGGGTCGTTCTTAAAGGATCTTTATAAGGCTGCGGATAGAGAAGTGAACGAAAAAGCAGTGCTAACCACGGAAAGCAATGGCATAGGGTTCTGTAAGTGTGGTCTAAACAAGATCATACCATCTGTTTTTAGGCGGATGGATATTAAAGATACATATAATGCAGGCAAGTACGACTGGTGTTTTATCTGGGGAAACGGGAATACACAAAAAAACACGGATTCATTGACAATTGCATATCGTGACGAAGCTCCGATAGTTTTATGCGAAGACGGTTTCATTAGAAGCTATGATACATTTGTGAATGGAGGTATTGCATGGAAGTACCGACAGAGTCATTCTCTACTATTCGATACAAGAGCATATTATTTCGATGCCACAAGGATTAGTACGATAGAACTTATGCTAAATGATAAAAATCTAAAATGTACCGAAGAGCAGAAAAGCGAAGCCAAGCGATTGATTGAGAAAATAGTAACGAACAAAATATCCAAATACAATCATCAGGAAATTTTTGTGCCAAGAATAGGGCGAAATGGTGTTAGAAAAGTTCTTGTAGTAGATCAGTCATACGGAGATTTCTCAATAAAGAGAGGTCTCGCTGATGATTCAACATTTGACAAAATGTTGCAAGCCGCCGTAGAAGAGAATCCTGATGCAGATGTTCTAGTGAAAACACACCCGGACACTATGGCAGGGAAAAAGGCAGAAAAAAAAGGGTACTATCAAGATTTGGTAGAGCATGATAATATCTACAAGGTAACTTTTCCGATAAATCCATACTCTCTGCTTGAAGTGTGTGACAAGGTTTATGTGTGTTCTTCGCAGTTCGGGGTTGAGGCCCTTATGGCAGGGAAGGAAGTCCATGTGTTTGGTATGCCGTTTTATGCTGGATGGGGTCTTACGATAGATGCCCAGCATTTGGAGCGGAGAACGAACAAGCGAACACTTGAAGAACTCTTCTACATATTCTACTGTATGTATACACATTGGTTTGACCCTGAAAAAGGATGTGAGACAACGATAGATGCCGTCATTGATAAGATGATAAGACTACGAACTGAATACAAGAGTAGGAAAGTGGCAGCTATGATGTCATGCGAAGATGATGGTTTTGGGTATAGGGCCCCTTCAAATAATGTTAGGACACCGTTTGCACCCCAAATATCTACAAGAACAAAACTAGTTGTTCTTCCAAGAATTTAGATGATTTAACACTAGGATAAAGTTGAAGAATTGGCATTTAGTAGGTAAGATTCCGCCCCGATATATGAAAAGAGAGGTGGGTTATGAAGAAACTACTTGGATGCCTATGGCTCGCAATGCTCTTATGCTGGATAGCAGGAATCCCTATCATTAGCACTGCATATGCGACGGATGCGGATGAAGAAGATGCCTCTTCTACCGTAGTTGCCATCGACATATACTCATTTTGTCTCAACCTTAAGGTTCCGCAGGTGCTCGACAATACAAAGTCATTAGGATACAGGAAGTATCAAACACAACGGATAAAGGGAGATATGTATATCAAGTGGCTGGACGATGGATCATTTGCGATAGAGTTCGGAAACTTGAAAAACAGTAGGTTTAAGGTTAATGGAGCTTATGTAACCTATAAGGGATATGAAGATTCAGATGTAGTATATACCAGGTACAATTACATAGGGAGCAACAAAACAGAGGCTTTCAGGACGCCGTGCCTTTGCTTTTATCTTGAACTAGAACCTTCATATGCAAAAGGTGGTAATACTGAGGATAACTCTTTCTATGTTCTTTTGGCAGGTACTGGTAGTTCATCGTTCAAAAGAACGTATGGAAGTAGGATAGCCACTAGGTTTCATGGGTATGCGGCGGGGACGCAAGGGTGTGGATGCGCAGCATATTCTCACAAGTCTCCAACTCGGAATGCTACGATAGTAGGACCTATGGATGGGGTTAGTGATGTTGTAGCCACATATGGCACATGGAGTGCAACGTGGAAGAGAAGGATGATGTGTGGTGGACTGTCAGTGCTGCGATAGAATGTGCTGCGATGAAGAAGTGCCAGAGGCGGTAGCACAGGATGCTTCCGTCTCTGGCATGAAATATCCTTTGTCAGAGACGCTACGGAAAAGGATACGTAGAACGAAGTCCCTCATTGAGTATGTTCCTAGGGAGAGAGCAAGGAAGATAATTGCAGAAGGTGTGTCTCTCATTAAGACGATACCGACAGAAGAGGATCATCGTCGCATAGCGATGTATATTATGCGGGTATTCGATGGAAGGGCAACCAGAGATAGCCTAATCGCTTATCTAATGCGCATTGGGGGTGTGGACTATGCAAGAGCGCAGATGATAGCCGATGACCAGTTGAATAAGGCTTCTGAAAGGTTTCTAGTGGAGAAATGGAGAGGGCAGGGATGCGAACTAGTGAAGTGGGTGCATAAGGGAGAGACAAATCCAAGGGTGTATCATCTACGGAAGTGGAATGGAGTTAGTGGGAAGAGGAATGGACGACCAAATGGGTTGAACGGATATATATTCCAGATTGACAGACCTCCAATAATAGACCTCAAGACAAAAGAGAGAGGATACCCTGGGCAGATGATCAACTGCAAGTGTCGGCTAGAACCGATTTGGGTCAAAAAAAACAACTAGGTTTTCTCTATACCCTCTTTACAGCCTAAATAAAAACAGGGTATAATATGCGCCGTGAAAAACAAGGCGAAATTAAAGAACCTAATGGCATTTCTTGATTAGTAAAACTATGTCAAGGAGATACCGATATGGGAGTTTTTAGCGACAATTTCTATAGTTGGCTCGACAAGGAGCATGAGGCAGAAAAGGCTGCGATGGATGCTAGTCCAAACGGGTACAAGCACCCAGACGGCTCTCCATGTCGTGCGAAGTCTATTGATACATGTCCTTATTACTAGAAAGAACAGCACGAGGCAGTGAAGGTTGATGCATTAGACCCAGTTGCTAATGTCCAATTAAAGTCTACTTCACAAGAGTACAATGGTATAAAGAAAGGTGCAGACCCTGAGAGCCAGAATGTGAAAGCCGTTCGTCTTGACGAACTTACGACAATGAAGCCTGGTTCTACTAAAAGCAAGTACAGAGAACTTAGAAATGCCGCATTCGCAGCGCTTATGAAGAAGAAAAAAGCGGGTGAGAATGTAAATGGCACTTACCCACTAGACGACCCAGAGCATAAGGTGACACACAAGGACAAGGATGGGAAGGATGTCCCTGGTTTCGCAGACGGATGGCAGGTTTCGTTTCAGACTACTAACGGAGAGGGTTTTAACAAACGATCGAAAGATGGCAGGTTCGTATCGGATGAGGATTACGATAGGATTGTAGACGAACTTGCTGAAGAGACTCATTCAAAGCCGTATCTCGGTGTCTTCGGTGATATACCAGAGATTTCTTTTAGATGCAAGACATACAAGCAGGCAATGGAGATTGCTAAGAGGTTTAACCAAGTGTCCATTGCAAACAATGCAAGGATAGCACAAGACATCTGGGATGGGTGGACATTCCCAACTAACCACGACTACGATTGGCGCGGAAACCAGACTTTTGTAATGAAATAAAGAAAGGATAACAATGAGCAACGAAAAGAAAACAAAGGCACAGTTCCAAGTTTTCCAGAAGGGGCTTGACTACTTTCTGGATAATGAGTTCTGGGCTGACTTGTACAATAGCGCACCAGATGGAGCGAAGGGGTGGCTAGAAAGCGAATTCGATGCCTCTATGCGCTTAGAGAACGGAGAGGAACCACCAAAGGGAGAAGATCCCAATATGGAGAAGGTGCGTGAGAAGATGAAGAAGTCTGATTGGGAATGGCTCATCAAGTTTGATTGTCGTCACCCGAAGCAGAAGGAATATTTCAAGAGGATGGCAGAGAAGGCATCTGACTAGAGACTATATCTTTCTGGATGAATAGCAAGACTGACTTGTTTCTGACATTGGCGGAATGAAAAATTCCGCCATTTTCTTTTTACCCCCCATTTACAGCCACCTGAATAGTGTGGTAAAATATGTGCCGTTCCGAAAACAAGGACAACAACTAACAAAGGACAAAGCATTATGGAAGAGCAGAAAGTAATGAAGGTGAAGCATTTCACCATGCAGAACGTCAAGGGGGTCAACCTCTTCGACTATGAGTTCCCGCTTTCAGGAGTGACAACTCTCGGCGGAAAGAACAATCAGGGCAAGACATCAATCATCAACGGTATGCAGTATACCGCCGGTGGTGAGGCATATCGCCCGACAAACTACCACAAGGACGGCACAGAAGCGGAGTCGTTCCTTCGCATGGTGTTCTCGAATGGAATCATTGCACAGAGGGTGGGTGATTCCGCTGACCTCAAGGTGTACGATGAAACAGGCAAGCTCTCTCGGCAGCGCCTGCTCGACCAGTTCATCACGAAGTTCGCCCTTGACCTCCCTAAGTTCCTCAATGGTTCGGACAAGGATAGGGCGGAGATCCTTCTTAAGGCCCTTCACATAGAGGATAAGGTGGAGGCGCTTGATGCGGCTATTCAGTCCGAATACGAGGAGCGCACAATCATAGGGCGAATCCGCGACCAGAAGCGAAAGGCAGGAAAGGAAATGCCTTTCCATGAGGGCGTGCCGGAAGAGGAACTTTCTCCTTCCGATATCCTTGCGAGGATGCAGGAGGTTAATGTTCGTAATGCCAAGATTCAGGCGGCGAAGCAGGAACTTGACAAGAACAATGCAGACCTTGTTCGTCTGGTAGAGGCTGGCGAGCGCATCGAGGCTGCTCTTGTGAAGGTGGATGGGGAGACCGTATCTCTTTGTGAGAAGGTTGATGCAGATTGCAAGACGAAGGTTGCCTCTATTGAGGAGCAGATTCGCAAGTTGCAGGAGAGCATCAAGGCGGCACAGGAGTTCGCCGTAACACACAAGGCACAAATTCGCAAGTCTGCGGAGGAGAACAAGAAGGCTCTCGCAGGGCAGAAGACGGAGAACGACAAGGCAGTTGATGCTCTTACGGAGAAGATTGCCTCCGCAGAAATGCAGGACTTCACTTTGGAGGACACGACTTCCTTCCAGCGCGAAATCGACGAGGTAGAGAACACGAACATCAAGGTGCGTGAGAACATCGCCCGTGCGAAGGTTTTGAAGGAAGCCGACGAGCAGGCTCTTAAGTACGACGAGAAGACAGCGGTTATCGAAGACCTTCGCAAGCAGAAGGATGCACTCCTGCAGGGGGCTGGACTTCCGTACCCCGGACTGTCTGTCGAGAACAAGGTTGTCACCTTGAACGGCAAGGCTTGGGACTGTATGAGCGAGTCTATGAAGATTCGTGTTGGTTGCGCCATCGTGATGCGCATCAATCCGTCCTGCAAGTTCATGTTCGTGGACAAGTTGGAGCAGTTGGATTCAGAATCTCTTGCGGAACTCAACCAGTTTGCAATTGACCACGACATTCAGATTATCGGCACGAGGGTTACTACAAATCCTGACGATTGCACAATCATCATTAAGAATGGGTATATTGAGGGCATGGAGAACCACATGGCGGAGATTCCTAAGATTGTTCGCCGTAGCAAGGGGAAGAAGTCCGAAGATGCCGAGGTTATTGTAGATGCGGGGATCGTACCACCTGCAGCCGAAGCAAAGGATAGCCCAGTGATTGAGGCGGCCTATGCGGGAACTGAAACGGATGCCATGAAGCGTGCAAAGGAACTCCTTGCCCGTAAGCGGAAGCAGATTATCGAAAGCACCAATTCCACGGTGGAGGGCTAATGCCCTCCACTAATGAGGAGACTGAGAAATGAATGAAAAGCATGATAGTCTCGGTGAAAGGCTAAAATCATATGAGTTCTTGTCTACTTCTCGCCAGTTGATGCCGAACTGCCCAGTCTATGCGAGGATAGACGGGAGGGCTTTCCACACGCTTTGCAAGGGGCTAAAGAAGCCGTATAGCATGGCTTTCATTGATACGATGCAGGAAGTATGCAAGTACCTTGTAGACGAAACAGGAGCGGTTCTAGGCTATGTCCAGAGCGATGAGATAAGCCTTGGGTGGATTGACTATTCTAAGGCACCGTTCGAGGGACGAATCCAGAAGTTGGAATCTGTACTAGCATCAATTGCAAGTGCTAAGTTCGTGCAGTATGTAGAGGCTAGCAAGTCTAGCGGTCTTCATGTGAACGATGGAGTGAATAAGTTGTGGGATAGATGCAATATGCACCTCCCATCGTTTGACTGTCGAGTATTCAACCTTCCGTCTATGGTAGAACTTGCAAATGCTTTCATTTGGCGTGAGAACGATGCCATAAAGAACAGTATCACCGGAATGGCTCTTTACTTCTTCTCTCATAAGCAGATTCAAAACAAGAGCGGTGCTGAGAAGATTGCCATGATGAAGACATTGGGATTTGACTTTTATAGAGATACTCCATCTTCGTTTTTGAGGGGTACTTTCTTTCATCGGGAGAACTATCTAAAGGTTCTTTCAGAAGAGGAGGTCAATCGGATTCCAGAGAGACAGAGGGATAAACTCCAGAAGAAAGTTCTTGAAGACGGCAAAGTTGAATACTCATGCATTCGTTCCCATGTGGATGTTGTTGACTTGCCATATAGACTTACTGACACTGCGGATTTGGTGAATGTCCTGTTTAACAATGGGATGCCAATGCCGAACAAGGACAATCCGACATTCTGCTTGAAGTGGAAGGTGTGACATGAAAGAAACTGTTGAATTGTGTGGGCAAGGATTAAAGCCCAAAGAGGAAAAGATATTTATATCTGGCCCTATGACTGGGTATCCTGATTTTAACTTTCCTTTGTTTAATGCAGTGTCCAAAACACTTATACAAAAAGGATTTGATGTTGTAAATCCGGTTAATATCTGTCGGAAGTACAATCAAGAAAAAGTGCTTTCTGACAAGGATGTATTCACTGCGATGATAGATGAGCAGCAAAAAGAGGAAAGGAAATGTACAGTGTTACTCCTTCTACCTGGGTGGGAGGATTCTGTCGGGGTTCGTCTGGAGTTGCAGACGGCTATTGAGTTGAAGATGAAGATTATCCAGTGGAGGAACTAAAGATGTTGTGGGCAAAGAAGGAAGACAACTGGCGAGTGCCGGTGAAGTGTTGGGCAAGCAACCTTGAAGAAGGTGCTATGCAGCAGGGAATAAACATGGCGAATATGCCATGTGTGTTCCACCATGTTGCGATGATGCCAGATGCTCATCAAGGTATGGGAGTTTGCATTGGAGGTGTGTTGGCATTGAAGAATGCGATTTGCCCTAATGCAATAGGGGTTGACATTGGATGCGGCATGATTGCAGTCAAGACGAATGTACCTGCAGATGCCTTGTCCGAAATGTCAATTCGCAGGTCTTGGCAGACAAAGACTAAGGCTCGTATCCCTGTTGGGGAAGGGAATCATCATCGAGAGAATCAGCCTTGGGAAAAGTTTGAGTGGTATATGGACCAGCACTCCATTACATCTTTGCCGTGGCCTAATGAGATGGACAGGAAGAATCTCCACACTCTAGGTGGAGGCAATCACTTCTGTGAATTACAGAAGGACGATGATGGCAATGTCTGGATTATGATTCACTCTGGTTCTAGGAATCTTGGGCATAGGATCGCTACATACTATCACAACATTGCAAAGGAATCATGTAAGCGCTGGTTTGTCAATCTTCCAGACGATGATTTAGCTTTCCTTCCAGTAGAAGAGAAGATTGGAATGGACTATCTTTTCGACATGAACTTCGCATTGGAGTATGCACAGGAGAATCGACGTGGAATGATGAATGCGGCATTCGAGTCACTAGTGGAGGTTTGTGATAGCCTTGGTGTTCCTTGTACCGAAGTCTGGAGGTATGACATTCACCACAACTATGCTGCGCTAGAGAGCCACTTTGGAGAGAATGTGTATGTTCATCGGAAGGGTGCAACTTCTGCGAAGAAGGGCGAGACTGGAATCATTCCGGGGTCGATGGGGACACACTCTTATATCGTTGAGGGGTTAGGTAATCCAGAATCTTTTATGTCGTGCTCTCATGGTGCTGGGCGTAAGATGAGCCGAACTGCAGCAAGTGAACGGCTAACAAAGGAAGAGTGCGATAAGGCAATGGAAGGCATTGTCTGTGACAGATGGAGTACAATGCGCCGTGGCAAGTCTGCTGGCAAGTTGGACTTGTCTGAGGCTCCTGGTGCATACAAGGACATTGAAGAGGTGATAGCGAATGAGGCTGACTTGGTTAAGCCCATTGTCCGCCTTACTCCGCTTGCCGTTCTGAAGGGATAACTACATGGAAGAAGTTATCGGCAAACTGCCTGCTCAGTCATTGTTCCTAGTCTGTCTGCTTCTGCATTTCATTGCAGATTTCAACCTGCAGGGAATGCTTGGCAACTTAAAGCAGAAGAAGTGGTGGAAGGAAAATTATCCGTCTCCGTTGTATAAATACGACTATATAACGAGCGGGATAATCCATGCGGTTTACTGGGGCATTCTCACATTTCTCCCTTTTGTACTTAAACCTTGGTTCTGCTATGTGGTGCTTATTAATGGCTTGATACACTACACCATCGACCATTTCAAGGCCAATCGGCTCTCAATTAGCCTGATGGCAGACCAGATGCTACACATAGTCCAGATTGGAGTAACGGTCCAGGGCATAGTGATATTGACATAGTTCAAAAGAAAGGAAGAAGATGACAGCAGTAGAAATTCAGTACAAGGTAGAGCAGGCGAAGGAGGATCTAGACAAATGCTTTGAGTTTCTTTGCGGAACCAAGCCTAATTTCATAGAGGCAGACTACTGGCTTACAAATGCTCTTGCGGAAATGAATGAAGTTAGGAAGCCTCTTTCAGACCTAGCCGATGCAGAAGAGAAGGCCTTGGGTGAAAGAGAAATGGCGAAAGGATATGAGGTAATCACATGAAGGATATTCCGAAATACACTGGTCTTGCTGAATTTGCAAGAGGGGTACAGAGACTAGCAGAGATGTACGGAAACGTACCTGTGTTCCTTGAAGTCAACGGCATGGTTGCACCTTTTGGAATAGCCGTTCAAGAAG